TTACAAACACATCTTTTGTGCCAGAACCGAAATTAACTGCTGCACCGCCATTAGTAGAAGCAATAATCGTGTCGCGCGAAAGTTGATTAGGCGATGTCCATGTGCCAATACCCACTTCCCAGTTAGCCCCTGATTGATCGGCAATCGTGTAATAGGTTGTATTACCCGTCCCAATAACCGTAAAGTCTTGGAATCCTGTAACCGATCCTGACAGCGTAATCGTCCCCGTTCCGGCTGTCGTTGATGTTTGCCGTACACGGTCTTTAATTACTAAAGCCATTACATTACCTCAGTAGAAACTACTTCGACTCCAGCAGCACGACCGTCTGGCCCACGAATGATGCGCTTAGGTGCTTTCATTGTGTTCATCAGTTCGCCTAATTGATTCAGTGTTGCGCCGTGCATTTGCGTTGTATTGTCGTGAAGTGCTGTCATGTGATTGATAGCTGCTGCAACAGTGTTGCCCAAATCTTCCACTGCCTTCTCAACAATCGGGGTCTGATCCTCAAGCATTGTGATGTCAACGCCCGGATTTGCACCGATACGCGCCACAAGTATCTTTGTAGCAGCATCCAGTTCAGCTTTCCAGCGATCAAACTGTTCTTGTTGCTGAATCTTCATAGCTTCCAACTGTTGCTCTTGTTGCTGTCTTGCGGCTTCCATTTGCGCTTTTTGTTCTTCTAGCTGTTGTTTCTGCGCTTCGATCTGCTGTTCAGCCTGTAACTTCATCTGCTCGATCTGCATACTGGACTGCATTTTAGCTTGTTCAAGCTGCAGTTGAGCTTGTAACTTTGCTTGTTCAGCTTGTTGTTCGGCTTGCGCCTGTTGTTCTTCCTTACTTGGCCCTTGTTGCTGTTGACCTTGTTGGTACTGCTGCAAGGCTTGATCCAATACGCCTTCAAGCTGCTTGGCTTGCTTAAACGCACCCACACCAAACTTCATAATTTCACCCATTAGTGGAACCATTTGTGGTGATTGTTGAATAACTGGCATGGTTTGTTGCATAAACCCACCAAATGCTTGCAAGAATGCCATACGATCCTGCTTCATCTGTGCATCGTCTAACTGTACCAGCGTATCGGCAGCGACTTCTACACGGAAATTGCGTAATGGCTTGTCTTGTAATAGCTGAATTGCTTGCGGAATTAACTGCTGATCGGCAGGTTGCATTTGACCGGCAGCGGCATAAGCCAATATCGTTTGTGGCTGGAACTTGGTGCAAATGATCTGCGCTTTAAGACGTATCAATTCGCTGGCGAATAGAGCAACATCTTCCTGCATGGCTCGTAGCCGTAGCCCGGCGTACTGACCCTTAATCTGTTGTGCAGTAGCCGTCTCGGAGGCGTAACTCGCACCGCGAATAATGTCGCTGATGCCAGTGATTTCATAAATCTGCGCCTTGATGTCGGCACGGGCTTGATAACACTGATTCAATGCACCGGCCAGCGTGTCGATAGGCAGCAGGTCGATAGAACCCTTCAGGCCACCCTTTTCACCAAATGCCAGCCACTTATCTACAGGGATCAGCGAGTTGTTATCGCCTTCGGTCAGCAAGCGTTGAAGTGCAGGTTGTGATGCGTCATACACACCTCGCACACGCAGTGACTTAACCAACCCGTCAATGCGGTCAGACAGAATATCAAGCTCTTGGGCTTGATCTTGGTACAGGGTAAAGTCTGGTACTGGGATCAAATTATCGCTGGTTGTGGTGGCGTATAGTGGCTTAGGGCATGGGAAAAAGCCTTCTAGACCTAGTGGGTCTTCACGCACATCAATGAAATCAGGAACAGACTTGCTGAACCAGTACACCTTGAGTGTTTCTTTGTCCCACAACTCGCATATTTTGGCGCGGTTCTGTGACTTCTTAGATTCGTTGTAAGCGTTTAGCGGTTCTGGTCCTTGGTCTAGCGGAATCTTCTTAGCCTTTTCCTCGCCAAAGCGTTCGACAAGAGCGTCATACGACATGAACACCCAACGCCATACGCAAGTCACTTCGTCCCATGTACGGGCTTGTGAATGACCGAAGTCACGCCAGTGAACGTAATCAACTACTGCGCATTCGTAGTCAATTTCTTCAGGCATCTGCATTTCGGCAGACTCGCCTTCTTCGATTTTGCTAGTGACTTCTAACCCGTCATCAGGCATTTCCTGAGTGCGAACATGCGGTTCGTATCTAGCCCAAGCCACACCACGACCGCCAAGAAAACGATCCTCGACAGCGTGTTTCATGGCAGCACGGAAGTCTGGATAGTGTTCTATTTCAAAGTCGATAGCACGTTCCAGCAACAAACCAGCCACACGGCTGACAGGATCGCTATCACCAAATCTACGGGATACATCTGCTTTAGGTAACTTGGAATAAACCGCTGGAATTAGAGTCTGAACATTAGACCATAAGATGTTGAACTTGGCCGTTTCATTACCGGATTGGCCGCGAGTATCGTCACGGTAGCGTTTAAGAATCTTCTTAACACGCGATAACCATTTTGCAAACTCGTTTTCGTACCCGCCCACAGTGGACAGGTACTTTTCCAAACCAGTAGAACGGATAGGTTCCATAATTATTTAGCTTCTAATGTCTTTTTAAGCATTGTTATAAATGCTTCACGGCCAACTTGTATCTGATCCATGTTAAAACGCATCGAGGCCAGCTTACGGTCTAAGTCACCGATATGCTGCACCATCAACTGCTGTTCTTGAGTCAAATCTTCTACGTTGTGTTCTACGCCGTCCAAGGTAACTGTTTGTTTCTCTTTACCCATGATTTACGCCTTATTGAGTGAATTTGCCAATCCCAATAACCTGCACACCTGCGCCGGTCGTTACTTTCCATGCGCCAGATTGACTAGCTGCATTGAATTCTAGGTTGTATACGCCATTGGCTAGTATGCTGTTGGCTACCGTAAGAATTGTAGTGCTGCCATCAAGGATGGAGAATGCACTGGTAGCCGTAGCTGTCACGTTCACGATGATGCGGTGAAGATTGTCACCGACTGCACCTGTACCGCCCAGCACTTGTGCTGTTTGGCTGGCTGCCACTGTTTCGTATTGGTAATTAAATGGATTTTGCGTACCGCTCATATTCTGTTCCTGCGCGTTGACATGGATTGTTGATGTATTTGCCACATATCGTTAAGCGTAACCTCGTTATCAGGCCCAACGATAAGCGTCTTTTCCTCTTTTGGCTTTGAAGCTGTAGGCTCTGCTTGCCAAGCGACTGCTAACATTCGGAAAGCGTCAGCAGGGTGACTGCACCAGTTGTGCTTCGGTGTCTGCCTAAACGCCTTCTTATCTTCATCGTATTCTCTCTCATATTGGCGTAGTGCTTCAACCCCATCCTCGCAACGCTTGTCAAACCACACTCTCGGCAACATCTTACGAACTGCCTGAATTCCGTCCTGTAATCCTAAATCTGGGACGATTGTTAAGTGTTTTATGTCTAAATGTGCCGCCATTTGCTCAATGATGGATTTGCCACCAGAGGCTAATGTCTTGGCTCTAGCGTCATGCGGTAGGTGATGCTTGCCATACACATAGTGCTTGCTTAACACTACATCAGCGAGTTCAGCAATGCTTGCTCCGCTGACTGAATAGAAGTCCAATACATGAATCTCACCCCTGATGACCTGATACCACCATATCGCAGTATCGTCTCGATAGCCCAAGTCCCATGCGGTATGCACTGGCACTGTTGGCTGGTATGACACTTCAGTGATACGCCCTTCGTGGTCAAGCTGACGCATTTCCTTACCCCAGATCGCACCCACAATAGCGGCATCGAAGCTGCACTCAAATTCTTGTAGGAACTGATCCTCGGTTAACTGCGCCTTGGCTGCTTCTAGTTCTGATGGTGGTAGAAGTCCTGATTTACTGGCCGGCAGCTTAAGGCAGAACCACTCATCGCTGTTCTCGGCCATCTTCATCACATCGTAGAACTGGTTACGGCCTTTAGGCGTACCAGCGAATACAGCCCAACCCTGCTTATCGGCCAGTGCCGGGCGAATGATGTTACCGAACACGCTGGGTCTAAAGTCTCCGTACTCATCCATGAATATGCCGCTGAATCCCAGTCCGCGCAGTGCATCAGCGTTGTCAGCACCAAAGAGGCGTATGACAGCCCCGTTCACTAGCCTTACTGTCAATTCAGCTTCGTTAGTTGATGCAGTGATAGGGGCTGCATACGTTTTTAGGTAGTCCCATGCTACTGACTTTGCCTGACTGCGGAAA